ACAGATAGATTGTTAGACCCACAGCCATAAGCTTCAGCAATCAGGTTGATTGCGTCTTTGTGGGTGTCTGGGATGATGTTTACGACTGATAAGTTAAATTTCATACACCAGCCATCTTGTTGAACTCAGAAGTAATAGCGGATGTTTCACTAGGAGTTAAGGCTCTATTTATCACAATCAGCCCACAATGGTCTGTATTGTCCTCGTATGTCGCAGGGATTGTTTGATTTGTAAGGATCTGAGTTCCGACATTCGGTACAGAACGAATTATTGTACAGCCTGTTAATTGTGCAGGCAGGTTTGTGATCAGCTTGTCGTCTACTGCATCAAAATCAATTCGACGTGGAGTATCTCGTAAAATAGGTCGGGCTGCTGAAGTGGTTTGGCTGGCAGTAATTCCTAATATTTCTTTAACGGAAACGCTACTAAGCTTCACTGAAGTTGATGACGCTGAAATCCTATTAACCCTGTGGCATCACTTCTAGCCAACGCCCGCACTTTGAATACCCCAACCGAGGAAGTGGTTAAAATAATATCATTACCACCAGTGCCATAAATTCTAAGCGTGATTACCCCACTTGTGACTTCAGTAACATTAATAGTCAATTCGTACCATTTCCCTGGAGTTATCCCGACATTCTGACTTAACGCTGGATTTCCATTTGCGCCATTAAAAATAGCACTGCCATTTGATATAGTTACAGTAGCCGCTTTTATCCATGCCGTACCACTAGCAAAGTTACCATTAACTACTTTCTCTACACCCAGTTCAAGCTCCTTATTCTTATCCAATAGCAAACCTACAGGGTTCCCCGCAGCAGTCACAGGAATATTACCAGCAGCATCCTGAAACATCGTGCTTAGATCATTTGGGTCGTACCAAAAACCTTGTCCGCCATTCGCAAATAGCTTTTTCATAACAGTTTCAAAGCTTGGTCTTGTCCCACCAACAACGGTGGCTTCAGGTGTCCAAAATGCACCGCCAATGACGGTACCACCCTTAGACCGAATCATGCATCATCTCCTGATGGCGTACTCACTCCCACAATTGTAGGTTCAGGCGATGCAGACCAAGCCCATATAACGTATCCTTTACCTACCGAAATCTCATTCATTAGTATGGCATTTTTACGATCTGCGGTTGTTGGTGCATTCACAGACTCAACATAAACAAAACCTGCACCATTTTTTGTCTTTATGTGCGCTGAAGTTGTACCAGTTGTTAATTTTGTGGCTGTAGTTCTATTTAAAGTTTGATTAATAGTCGACATAGCAATCACCTATGGCATAAATGGTTGAACATGATGAGGAGTATCCTCACGAGTGATACGTCGCAAGTCGCTATCAGGACGAATACCGAAATAGTCTGTAAATTCCTGCTCTGCTAATGCTGAGCGATTCGGATCAAAGAACTCCGCATCTGGCACCTTAAACGCCTGATGTAGCGCCCACTGAAGCAAGTGGACGTGATGAATTGAATTAATTTCAGGAACATCTGTATCATCTTCCATCTGATTAATCGATACACGATAGCCTTCTAGTTGCAACTCACCACCCACATCAGGAACTGGAACAAGGCGAATACCTGTATCATCCTGAATTGCATGTTCAGGCTTGCCTGATTTCACTCGCCAATTTTCGCCATCATAATAATGATCGAGTAATTCAGCTGACATTAAAGTCAAGTATTGCCCTTTTGTTCCATCGCTTGGCTGGAACCACACTCGAGTCAATTCGTATAACGATTCATGTAACTGATAACGAGATGAACCAATCAATATATTAATCTTACAAACATCATTGTTTTGAGATTCATGCAATAAACGACCACGGATACACGCTTCACTTACGGCATCATTAAGCCAATCAATGACACTAGCATCATCAATAAAATATGGTTCTACTTTATCGTTGGCCAGTGTACGAAAACGGCTGATCAGGTCATTTAGCTGCATTACACAACCCCATATTGATTAATCATTTGAGTAACTGACTCTTTTAATTCATCAAGATTTTTTTGTGGGCTAAGTTTCTGCTCATACTTTTCTAAAGCATATTGAACCAAGCCAGCCTTTGTCATTTTTCCAATCGTTTCAATTTCATCAAGAACTTTATTTTCTTTATCAATTTCTTCTTGCTGTTTTTCTTTAGAGCGATTGAGAATACTTGACGTATCATCATCTAAGCCTTGCTCAGTAGATTCACCAGAAATGGATTCAGGCCCACCCTCATAACGAGTAAACTCAGGATGTTTTAAAAACTTGGTTGCCAAATCACTTGGAATTGATCGCACTTGACCTTGTTCAAAGGTTAAAGCTGATTCGTATAAGTGGTCGGTATATAGAGATTTATTTCCAATATACTGAATTGACACACCAGCAGATTTTTGAACAACATTGGTTGGGGTGATTGTCGCTGTATTAATTGCGACATTCTTTTGATGCTCAACCTTTTGGCGTAGATTCACAACTTCCGCACTCAATGCCAAGTAATCTTCAGGATCAGGCAAGTGCTTAACCAAATGCACCGTTGTACGGAATAAATAATCCTTTGCCTTTTGTTCATCTGGTAATTCTTCATAAGGTAAAAAACATGGATGTTCTTTTTTCTCCATATCTTTTACTTCACCATACTTCCAGCCCTCAGCTTCTTTGACCTTATACCAAGACTCATGAGACTGTTCAGGTGTGGCATCAGGATTTGCCAAATGCATTTCAACGCCAGCAATCGCACTGTTGCGCTGCCAATCTGGCGCATCATCCCATGTTGGTTGGCTATCATCACCCATTGATTGGCAATATGCAGCATTAATTGCATGACACATCATCGCTATTGCAATCGTTTTCATCTTATCACCGTAATAAGTTAAAAAATAAAAAGAATGGTGTAGGTCTGTCTAAAACCTACACCATCAAAACATTAACGAGGACCTGTCAATTCACCGCTGACAATAACCTTGATGTCGCTTGCCTTGGCATTCGCTGCACCACCAGTGGTTAAAATCAATCGTGCAGACTTAGGTAAGGTTACCAATTTACCTGTATTAGCACGTAATCGACCTGCTGTTGCAAGATCACCAGCATTGATAAAATATGCTGCATCTTGTGGTACTTCTGTACTATCACCATCAACATATTTAAAGCCAAGTGAACCTGTAACGGTGGCTGTCATACCTGTTTTAATCAGGATTTGAGCATCATCAAGGCGCATACCTTCTGGTAGTTCACCTAAATCGATAACATCACCACTTGCTACTGCAACAGTTGTGTCTGAATCAATTACGGCACCTGAAGCATTCGTGGCAAGAAAAAATGCTAACGCTGTAACATTGCCATATGGTGAGAATCCACCAAACTGACCATAACCACTAGGCTTCTTCTTAATTGTCGCCATTTTAAAAATCTCCAAGGATTAGAATAAGATGAGGTATGTCCTGAGAAATATATTTCGCAAGGGACATACCCAAAACAATTACTGATTAGCACCAATGATTGGCACAGCGGTATCGACAACAGTTACACCATAGTCGGTAAATTCTGTACGCTCACCAGTATCAACAGCGAAACGGATTTTTGATGTACCACGAATGGCACCGATCAATAATTCCCATTTATCACCATGATCAAGGTCTTTTTCAGACCAGAAGAAAGGCACACCAGACTTATCACTTGCAGCCATTGCTTCCGCAATTGCTTGACCACCCAAAATAATAGAACGATCAACCGCAAAGCTTGTACCAAAGCTTGATGGCACGATTAAATCTGATTCAGTTTCACTATCATGCGAAGCACAATATTTAATTGTGTCACCTGCATAGAAACGAATTGGACGTGGCATTTTTCGGATAATAAATCCGTTCCATAAACCTACATCACCTAAGAAAAGCGGATGTTGTTTTGCCTGACTTGCTCGTGCAAATGCAGATGATTGGAAAGAACGGAAACCTGGTTGGGCAGCAAATTTGTTGTACTGTGCTGGCGATACAAGCCATACACGTAATGGTGAATCTTCCGCAGCAACATCACCTTCAAACTTACAAATAGGTGGTGGTAAAGCAATTTGATCCAGAACAGTTTTCATTGAATCAACTGAATCCATTGTAAATAGATCAGTTGTTGCAATATCAAACTCACCTGCATTGCTTTTAACGCTCTGCACACCAGAACCATCAACAACATAGTGACGGTTTTTAGTTGGTGCTTTAACATGGTTTACCATGATTTCGTTGAAGTTTTTATGGTTATCTTTAGGAATAACCCATTCAATGTTGTTATGAGAACCACGTGCACCAGCCATATGCACCAGTAATGACTGATCACAATAGCGATCCATCAAGTTCTGAGCGACTGGACGACCAAGTTTGCGCAAATCAGCTGGGCTACGAATCTGTGACATCACGTTACCCAAATCAACAGGGAAACGAGCTTGGTTCACACGTAGGCGATCTTCATTCAAAGACATCCCCACACCACGACCTTCAGCATACGCACTACCCATAATTGGATATGCACCGACTGGATTTAGTAAGTGGAATGTCACTTCATCACCACGCCCTTTTCCTAAGTCCTGAACACGAACAATAGGCATATGGGATGTGGTTTGTTTACGGAGAGTCGCTTCCGCACCTGCTTCGCCCTTAGGCATTTTCCCAGCCAATAGGTTTAAGGTGCTGTTACGATTCATGTGTGTAGCGAACAGACCTACCGCTTGGGTAACTAAATTGGTCTTATCGCCATAACTTGCGTTAGTTTTAGTAGTCATGTTTCAAATACTCTCATCACGTATGTTTAAACACGTCTATTGAGAAATTGCTCCACTTGTTCGGGGGTCCATCCTTGCATTTCATCTGCAAGTTGCGCTGGCGACATTGCTGCCAAACGCTCATCACGAGAAACACCAGCAGGACTCCCAGCAGGCAAATCACTCAGACTGTTTGGTGGTGGTGTTTGAGCCTGACTCACAGCTTTTTGCGCTACTGCCTTGACTGCATCGTTGGCAGTTTGAACAGCTTGATGACCTGATTGGGTATTCGACTTATACAATCCTAGAAGTTCTACCACTTGAGTAGATGACCCTTTATCTAAGACTGTTTCATACGCATCTTTCAGAAAACTTGGTTGTGCATTCTTCCAATCGCTAAATTCTTTTGATTCAACAATAGATTCTGCATCAGGATGAACCGCAAAGATTTCGGTAAAGTGTGCCTGTTCAGCACTAACTGCCTGTTGCTGTTGCAATGGTGCCAAAACGTCTTTTAAACGCTGATCCACCATTGTCGCTACACGCATGTCTACAACTTTTTGAATACCTGCTGCTAAATTTTCCTCGCTAAAATCACCAAAAATCGCAGGATCAATCCCCTGATCAATGGCTTGTTGTGCGATAGCAGCATGACTATCTTGAGTTGTTGGTGCTTGACCGTTATCAATACGTTGTTGTGCATCTGCTTGAAGTTGCGCCAACTGTTGTTGAGCTTCATCAAACTTTTGTCTCCATTCCTTTTCCCCGTTACGTGCTTCCACTAACTTGTCATAGGGAATGGTGTGTTTTCCGTCTTTAGCTAATATCACTGTATTATCAGCATTTAGCGTACCGTCTTGACCTTCAACTTTTGGGGTATTTTCTTCTGTAACTTGGGTAGTTGCTGGCTGACTACCATTTTCCGCATTTGCGGTATCGCCATTTAACGCTTGCTCTAAAAGCTGCGCTGCAAGTTCAGGTGATGCTTTACCACCGTTAGCTTCAATCAACTCATTTTGTTGCTCTGTAATATCCATGTCTGTCCTATCACTTATCGCTGTGACCGCAAAGGCGAATGGCTAGAGTTATCTAGCGTTTAGCTGTTGATTGCTCAACATGAGACAAGTGTCTAGGATTTATATATGATGTCGTTAGCCTTACAGGGGGAATCTATACTGTTTCGCACTTATTCATTTCTTTAAAAATATGAGCAATAACATCAATAGTCCATCCATTCCCGATTGCTTTGTATCGCTGCGTATTGCTTACACAGTCCGTCCATCCGTCAGGGAATGTTTGTAGTCGCTCGCATTCTAATGGGGTTAGTTTGCGGTAATGTATGCCACCTTTTTCGTATTCATTGCTGTTTCCATCACTAACGCACAACCCCATTT